TAATGTCCATAATCAATAAAATTTAGATTCATTTTCGAGTGTTGAGTGGAGAAGAACTCCATCTACTTTATCAAGTAGTTCCTGCATACCACTATGTAGTAGACGATATCCAGTTCCAACATATAACTGACCAAATACAACTGCGACTGTAGCAGTTCCCCAGAAATAATAGTAGAACCTAGACTTGACTTGGGCCTTTAGTTTCCTTTTTTTCATTATAAGTAATAATAATTTGTTTTGATGCGATTCCTTGGGAGTTTAAGGTTTCTTTGTAATCAACTCTACCGCCAAGAAGTTGGACTGCATCGCGGAGATTGTTTGAGGCAACGATTTGATCTGCTTGTTCTTGAGTAATCCTATACATTAGTAAGTTTGTCAATGTACTGATAAATCAAACTCCACCCAAATTCATAGGTGTCCCCATTTTCATCTTGAAGAAAGAATGGAATGTTTGGATGGAAGTATTTAGCCCGATAATAATGGTTGATTACATTATAGTCATCATCCACACACCGTTCGTGTTCTAGTTGTTCTTCGCTTAGGTTTGAATTTTGCATCTTTTATTTCTTTCCTCCACTTTGATACGATTTCAGCAACTGTTCCATGTAGGATAGTACCTCCTTTGAATTCATTACAATGATTACATGCAATCACAATATTTCTTTCATCAAAACACAACTCAGGAAAAGCAAAGACTGGGTTCACATGCTCTAAAACAAAATACCTCTCAGAAGTATTTTCACCATACCATCCACAATAAGCACATTTGATTAACACACCACCTTCTTTGGGGTGAGGTGGTTCTGGACATCCTGCCTCTATCCAAGACTCCTCGTCCATCCAATGATAATCAAGTTCCATGCGATAAAGTTTCCTCCAGAGGTCATCCTTGAAGATCTTCCATGCTTGAGTTTGGCACAGTTGCGCTGAGTTCATTGTGTAGGGTTCACTTGAATTCGCATTCTACCATAAGTTCAGTCAGGCAAGCAAGCATGTTTATTTCTTGATCTGCCACAAATGCCATTTGATACTGATACTTAGCAAGAGTAAGAACAGCAGCAGGAATACTATTCGGAACCATGGAATCATAACAAGCATCGTAAATACGACGCAGAAGTACAGAAGTATCATTGTCCAAATTATTGACGACCCACTTACGCACCTCAGGAAAGTCTTTTTCCTTAAGTTTCTTAACCAAGTCATTGACCTTGACATCAGAGAATGTAGCGAGGATACCTGCATCAATTTTACCTCCAGCAGAATATCGTTGACACTCATTTAAAACACGACGCCAATCTGGAAAGTGCTTATTAATAAGCTCTACCAGGACCTTGTTATCATATTCAACACCTTCTGTATCCAAGATTTGTTGGATGCGTTGAAAGAAGGATGCCGCAAGTTTTGGTTTGCTCTTAGAGTTACTGGAGAAATCGATACAGGCACATCGGGAGTGGAGGGGCTCAATGATTTTGTTTTTAAAGTTACAGGTGAAGATGAACCTGCAATTACCACTAAACTCCTCAGTAAACGCCCTAAGGAGGAGTTGTACATCGTTGGTTGTGTTATCTGCCTCATCAATGATGATGACTTTGTGTTTTGCAGTTGACGCAAGCGAGACGGTCGAAGCGAAGTTCTTCGCAGTGTTTCGGACGGTATCAAGAAATCGTCCTTCATCGGATCCGTTGATGACATAAACATCTACTCCAAGTTCATTACAAAGTGCTTTTGCGACAGTGGTTTTACCACATCCAGCGGGCCCAGCCAGAAGTAAATTAGGTACTTCACCTTTATGTAGGAAGTCTTGAAAAGTCTTCTTGATATTCTCTGGGAGAATACAGTCTTCAATAGTTTTGGGTCGATACTTCTCAACCCAAAGAAATTCGTCGCGCATGATAAAAAAATAAAATCAGTAGGTCTTCTTGATTGCCAAGAGAGTCTCAAGGGGAATCCATGCAGGATTCTCATCAGCAAACTGCACTTGAACTTCAGTAATCACTCGTTCAAGATGTTTACTATACATTTGCCTGGTGTTCAATACAGGACTTAGAGGATTTTCTACACCCATTCTGGTTTACGCTCAGGAATACGAAGGTAATTATCGCACACCCACGGTTTAGATGCAATATACATCTTGTAAGCCGTGAAGGTATCAATACTGGTATCAAGTTTATATTCATCAGGCATTGCCCTTGCAAAGGGTGTTACCTCATCAAGATTTCCCTCTGGAAACAACCTGAGTGCTTCTACAAGGGTCTTGTAGCAAGAATGGACCTTATCATACCTGAGAGTATACTCATGGCACATATGAAGACCGTGCTTGATTAACCAGTAAGAATTATGAATGCTCTCCGCAGCCCACTTAGTGCAAGGATGATTGCGGAATGCACCTTTTTCAGTTTTGTATGGTTGACCATCAAGGCGATGGAGTTCACCATATCCATGCCCCCATTTATCTGATGCAACGATGGATAGCATCTGACAGCACTCAAGAGGCATCTTGACAATATGCTTATCGGGCAATACTTGAGCAGACTCCTTAGGAGATAAACAAGTTGCGAAGATGTTCATGATAAAAGTTTGCTAATGCTGATAGCAAGAAGGAATGATAACATTATAACCACATCCCAAGACTTTGTGCGGACAAAGTAAGGGATTGAAATAAAGTCGGCAATGAAGTTAATGATAACTCCTGCTAACACATTCACATGGAGAATAATAAAGTAGGCAACAATGACTCCAATGCTGCCCATGATTCTGAGCGGAATATCAACCGAAACTTGAGTCGGGTTCCAACGCGATGTAATAAGTGAGTTCATGATTCTTACTTTCAAAGCGGGAGAGTAGTTTTTTAGATACAACAACTTCATAAGTTCCAGGGAGAATCTTGATGTTCTCTACTTTGAAGTTAAAGCAGAACTCAGAGTCAGTTTCACCAACAATCTCTTCATGAGTGTTAGAGGTATCATTCTTCTTGTCGTGAACAACAAGTTTGACAACTCCAGCTTCACCAATAACAGACAGGTCAGGAACCTGATAGATTGCTGCTGCTTTCATCAAAGTGCCAAGAACCTGAGTATCAAGTTCAAAGCATACATCCTCAGAAGGAAGAGTGATGGATTTCTCAGGTGGGCTGACAATCACATTGGGATCAGCAAAGAAGAAACGATTACGCTTCTTGCCTTCACGAATCAATAGATATTCGTTGTTGCTGAAGTCTAGTTCTGGGTTAACATGCAGAGAAGAGACAGCATTCAAAAACTGATTCAGATCATAAATGCCAAAGTCCTTAGGGAACTCTTCAGGAACTTTTGCCTCTGCAAGAATATTCTTCATCACAGAGATAGTGCGAATACAATCACCCTCTTTGATCAAGATAGACTGATTGATAGATGAAAAGTTCTTGAGCAGGTTAATAGTTTTATCAGATAGTTTCATAATCACTGGTTGTAGGTTTCACGTTGAGCGTTCTTGTCGTTGAAATGCATCAGAAGCACAGCATAGTGCAGAATCTTCATAATGTCACGACGTGCAGTGCCCTTCTTATCATATCGGGATGCATACTTGAGGATATTACTGCGGCAGAAGGATTCACCATCACCACAAGCTTCAATCAAATCAAGTGTTTGGACAGCATCATCACCAGCAGAATAATGCTGATTGTATGTTGCAGAAATATAGTCAGTCAGTTCTTTGATAATCCGTTCTTCACTATACTTAAAGCGATTGGGATTCTTGCTAGTAGTCATGTCAAGGTCAAAAGAAATAGTATCAGTCCCAAAAATAATTTGGTCTTCACCAACACCAAAGCAATTAATAGGAGTTGGTTGTGCTGCTCCGAAGGAGATAGTATCTGTTCCTTCTCCTCCACAGATCATCGTGTCACCCAGGTTGATTATGTCTTGAGCAGCAGGGAAAGGATTGCCCGTGATACTAATACCGTCATCAACCCAGAAGTCTTGATTAGTCATGTTCAAATCATCAAATAAAAAGGACCAAGAGTTTGTTGTTATTATATCAGAGAATCTCTGATTGGTCAATGGGAGAAAATTCTTTCATTGCATCTTCGTCAAGTGTGGGAAGATTAAAGTCTGCATCAACTTTATCATACAGTTCCAGGAATGCCTGCTTGGTTTCATCATCGAAACGATTTACGCAAACCTGAATAGCCTTTGCCTTATCGCCAAAGATGTTGAATGCTTTAGCGATATGAACAAGTCTACGAGTGGAGATAACCTCATCAATACCACCATCATAAAAGGTCTTGCGGATGATATCTGCCCAGTCTGCCAAACGCTTGCAGAAGTCAGTGTCGTCACAGAGACTAGAGAGAATCTTCTCTTCTGTCTTGGCAGTCGGATACTCCTGCTCAAAGGTCACAGGGAAGCGCTCAAGGAAGGCTTCGTTGAGCACATTAGTTCCAATGAATCGTCCATCGTCCGAACCTTTACCTTTGGTGTTTGCGGTTGCGAATACTTGGAAACCTTCTGCGGGTGTAATGAATTTGCCAATCTTCTTGAGGAAAACTCCTTTTCCTTCGAGAATAGATTGAAGACAGAGAATTTTGTTGCTTGCGAGGTCGATTTCGTCAAGGAGCAGCACAGCACCCCGTTGCAGGGCTTCAATGACTGGACCATTGTGCCAGACGGTTTCACCATTAATAAGACGGAAACCACCAATAAGATCATCTTCATCAGTTTCGATAGTGATGTTTACACGGATGAGTTCTCGGCCGAGTTGGGCACATGCTTGCTCAACAGAGAACGTTTTACCGTTTCCAGAAAGACCAGTGATGAACGTTGGATAGAATACACGGGACTTAATAATTTTTTTAATATCACTGAAATTGCCAAACTGGATGAAGGAATCATCTTTCTGAGGGATAAGGTTTTGTTCAACAGCAGGAATTGCTGCAGGTGCATTATAAGTTACTTCAAGTTCTTCCACAGTATCCTGTGTTACTTCCAGGTTCCATTTACCGCGACCAACTTTATAGTCAGTCAATTTGTTAGTGACAGTCTGATAGTTGGAATCATTCATAGCACACCAGGCACGAATGTCAGCGGCAGTCACAGACTCCCCATACACTGCCTGGAGAGAAGTGCGGATGTAGTCGGCGGACAGAGGCATTTGTCTTTTTTTGAACTGAAGTTATTATAGGGCAGAGTGGGGCAGAGTCAGGGGCAGAGTGGTCAGTTTCCAGATCGTCCGTACTTATATCGCATGGCTTGAAGTAGATATGCCTGAGAAAGGGACTTGGGCCCGTTCTCAAGAATATCAATCACCTTGGGGTCTTTTTCTGATGCTTTTGCAATTTCTTTCCAGTTTTCTTTATAAGTCATGCAATCAACTCCACAAACTCCCCAAGAACTTTCTTATTTAGTTTTTTGGTCTTAAGAGACTTCATAAAAGCACTCTTGATTTGAGTTTTAGTTGCATCTTCCTTAACCTCAAATTCAGTTTCATTAGAAAGAGAGACAGAAGAAAGACCAAAATACTTAGAAAAACCACGAGCAGTTACAGACACTGCTCTTTCCTTTTTCCATTCTTTCTGAAGGTCATTGAGTTCAGAATAAGGAACACTACGACGCATCCAAGCATTTGCATCGCGGCTCTCAAGAATGCGAATACCAATCACATTAATATCAGGGAAACGGTCACAAAGGTTTTCAACCATCATACCGTTGAATTCATACCACTCACAAGGAATCTTGTATGTCTTACCAATCTTACGGTCACGAAGATAACAAAGATCATTGAGACGAATTTTGCCCATAATTTCACAATCCCGACGCTCAACCAACTTGTGACGGGCAAGGTGATTTGCCTCACCATCAGTCAAGATTACACAGTTGACCTTCTCAAGATTGTTCTTCTTTTTGAAGTCAGGAATAATTTTATGAAGTGCAATAATAGATTCATTCAAAGGGGTGCCAGAGAACCCCAAACGAGGAGGTGTCAAAAAATTGCCAGAATAAGAATAATGACAAGCAGAGTAAGAAATCCTCCAAATGTTCTTCATCTGATTATCAAGTTCTTTAGTAGAAGTTTCGCTATTAAAGAACTCCATCATAGAGAACCTACTATCAACATATAGGTAACCTTCTTTTGCTTCATAATGAGGGGGATTCTCGCAAATGTATCCTTTGTCATCAAATTTCACATTATATTCTCCAGTAAAAGCAAACACTTTAAAAGGAATAGCAACCTTCTTACAGAACCAAATCAGATTATACAGTTGCTTTAAAGTGTCTTCAATAACATTTACCATAGAACCAGACCAGTCAAGAACAAAAACCAGGCCGTGATTCTTGCCGTCAGGAATCACACTGACTTTTTTGAACAAGTCTTCATTGTATTTGTAAGTATGGAGTTTAGTGCAATCAAGGACTCCAGTCCGAGATACAGTAGAACGATGATAAGCACTAGCAGACTTTCTACACTCGAATTCTTTGACGAGGTAGTTGACTTCTTTCTGTGCGGATTTTTTGAATTTGGCATAAGAGTCATCAGCACTTTGATAAGGCGATTGACTTACTCCATCCAACCCAATACGGTCTTTATGATATAGAGAGAAGAAATCATTGATGTATTCCGAAACCTCCTTATTAGAATTGACGATGGTCTTTAGATTAACATCAGGAATCTCAACATATTCATTAGCCTTAGAGTCACTAGAAATTAGGTTCTCAAGATTACTGGAAAGACTGGAGTCAGTCTTGACTTCATCATCTTGTTCCGTCTCATCATCTTCAGTAGGAAATTCCTGAATTGTTTCTGGGGATCCACCACCATTAAACCCACCTTCAGAATCATCCATCTCTGGTTGT